AGTGAAGCCAAAATACAACCCACGACTAGCCAGACCGACGAACTGCGGAATTCAATACGATCACATCGCAACGCCAGCGGATCAGCCAACTCATGCTCTTTGCGGCTCGATGGCCAAGATCGATGTTTTGATCGATCGACTTACCAAGGGCCAAGAATTGCATCACCCCGACGATACTAAGCAAACATGCTCAAGGATCGAGGAGGAGCGAACCAAGAGGCTCTGTGCGATTCTCATCAAGGGATCGAGAATTAAGAGCCTGAGTGATCTTGACTAGGTTTGAACCTTCGTTCCAAAATAGGGGCGGAGGGTTAAACCATGAAACTTGATGGACTTTTGAAAAGCAAGCGGTTTTGGGCGGCGGCGGCTGTTGTCGCGGTCATCGTGCTGAAAGACAAAACACCGTTATCGGACGATCAAATCCAATTGATGGTCTGGACTGTCGGATCTTGGATCGTCGGAGAATCGGTTCGGCCAGTCGATCCGCCAAAGGCTGGTGCGTAATGCTCAAAGGTATTATCGCAATTACAACCTGGAGGCGTGACGCTAAGCGGCACTACAACGCTTGCAATGGCGACGTAGAAGCGGCAACAGCGGCTTACAAAGAGGATCTTCGGCTAAGGTCGATCGATCCCATGACGATCATGGTCTTGATTCAGTTGGCGATTAAGATTTGGAAATGGGCCAAGGACAACGGGTACCTTACGGCTATGCCTGATGAGCGATTAGCACTTGAGCCATCGACCGATGAGCTCATGGTTGGCGTTGTTCATCCCGACGGGCCAAGTTGAAACATGCCCTAGCCAACCCGATTCAACCGATACCCTTAGCGTCGGCAGTTGGCAGGGCTGAAATGGAGTGACGAGTGGACGAAGCGAAAAAAGAAAACTGGTTGCCTTGGATCATCGCGGCGGGAGCGGTGTTTTTGCTTTTGCGCAACCAGCAACCAGGGCAAGACATTTCCAAGCCAGCGGTCGCGGCGGTAGTTCGTTCGACGTTGCCGACAATCCGCGAAGCCTACCGGTCGGCGTTCTTGGAGGCGGCTAAACGCATCGAGGATGGATCGATTCGCGATCAAGAGCAGTGGACTCGATTCATAGCCGACAACGCGGGAGCGAAGCAGCGGGAGGCTCTGGACAAAGTTTACAAAGCCATTGACGAACTTGACTTGCCAGCTAGTTTCGTTGGCAAGGAATCCGAGATCGCAAAACTCAACCGACAGATCGCGGAGGCGTGGTAGCATGGATTTCACGGGCTACGATCCAACCATCGAGAATCGCGACGAGATCGCCAACACAGCGACTCCGATGCTGTTTACCATGCGGGACTTCGCGGCACCTGAGGAAATCGATCCTCGGCCATTGGTAAGGCATGACGACCAGGGCAACATGGGATCTTGCGGAGGCTTTGGAAACACGAATTGCGGCGAATTGCTTTGGGCTTATCACACTGGCTCGATGAGCAACGATCGCCAATTCTCGCCTTTGTTTAGCTATCTGCTGGCTCAAGAACGCGATAATTTGATTGGTCGCGATGCAGGCTCTACGATTAGCAGTGGATTGAAGATCAGCAAGGAAGTAGGCTACCTTGAACTCAAATATCTTGCCTATCGGACACCATACCCAAGCAACGCAAGATCAGTCGTTACCGATGAGATGCGAAAGCAGGCTAGTGGAGCTACTGGGTTCAGCTTGAAAAGCCATGCTTGGCTCGAATCCTACGATCAGATTTTCCAGTACCTAGCTTCGCAATCCGGTGCTGTTTACGTTGGCTCGATTTGGAACAATTCATTTTACTCGCAGTCCAAGGTTCTTGATTCGGTCAATCTTTCAGGCGGCGGCGGTCATGCCTACGCTTTCCTGGGCTACAGCAAACGCAAAGACTCGAGGGGCAGGAACTACATTTGGAGGCTAAATAGTCACTCAATGGATTCTTGGACTGAGATCGCTCCCTCCGTTGTCGATGCGATGTGCAAGCATCGATGGAGCTCGATTGTTGGCGTATCTGATTTGCAAGTACCAGGGCCAAACAAGCGATCTTGGTTAAAGGACAGGCCACTCGGATGAGCGAAGTCTACCGAAGCGAAGTCAGATACGAAACGAGTTTCGATCAGCCGACCGATAGCGATGGCACTGTCTACCGGACTGTTTGCCGAAAGTACACTCGATGGGTAGTCAATGGCCGAATTCTTGAGCCAGGCGATCCGGCTGAGCGGAATCTAAAGCAGATTTCAAGCGATCGACCTCGATTCTTTGGGGTGACAAAATGAAGGAGCGAATACCGATGATACTTGGTTGTCTTTTCTTGGCTTGGCTATTCTCGAATACCACTGAGCCTGTATCGACCTTACCCACGGATGGGCTAGTCGAACAGGTCGCAACTGTTAAGGATTCTTTGACAGTTCAAGCAGGCGAAACGGCTCGAAGATCGAAAAGCGGGGAGTGGGAAGTTGTTAAGGATCCCTTGACAGTTCCAGTTGTTAAGCAATCCTTAACAACTGACCATATTGCCGACGCTGGCAAAAAGGTAGACCATTCTGTTGACGCCAACAAAATGGTCGAAGCGAAAAAAGAAATTGTGATTTTCACTCGTTCAAATTGTCCCCCATGCGACAGGTGGAAGCAGGTTGAGCAACCAAAGTTTGAGCGTGCCGGCTGGACGGTGGCTTATTGCGATCGACATGATTTCGCGATTACCCCGCATTTTCTAATTGAGGCAAACGGAAAGAAGTACGAAAACAAAGGCTACCTACTTTTTGACAAGATCGACGAGGTGTTGAAGTGACGCAGGATTCTTTGGTTGTGATTATCGGCATGACGGTTTGCGGTGCTTTAACCTCGGCCAACGTGTACCAGTACCTCCAATTCGTCGAAGAGAAGCGAACCACACGGGCAGACTTGCAAGAATGCAGATCAGACCGTGAGAAGCTTTGGGCGAAAATTGCGGAACTGCAAACGGAGATAGGTAGATTGCTGAGGGGTTCCGAATGATCGCTTGGATTGCCTACATCATCGGATCTTGGCTTGCTGCGGATTTCATCGCAGGCGTTTTCCATTGGTGGGAGGATACCTACCTCACGCAATCCGATTCGTTTTTAGGTCGCTTGATCGGCGGGCCGAATCAGTTACATCATTCGGCACCAAAGGCGTTCTTGATGGGTAGCTACTGGCATCGAAATTACGCAACGATAATTCCATCGATGATTGCCTTAGCGTTGTGCCTTTGCTTCGAGCCGATTCGGAACGGTTGGCTTGCGATGCTGTTTATCTCGCAGGCTAATCAGATTCATTGCTTTGCCCACTCAGGCAGGCGGAATCCTGCTTGGGTCAGGTGGCTTCAAAGAGTCGGCATTTTTCAATCAGCAAGGCATCATAATTTGCATCATGGATCGCCATTTGAAGTTCGTTACTGCGTGATGAGCAACTACTTGAATTGGATCCTAGACGGGTCTGGTTTTTGGCGTGCTTTGGAATACATCGGTTTCATTACCACAGGCATCAGCCCAAGGGAGAATCATGTTAGATAACCTTGTTCGCGGCATCGACGGTTGGCAAGACAAAACACCGGTGCAGATCCTCGATTTGCTTTCTGCCAAAACTGAATTGTTTGTCGATGATCGACGATGGACACTGCTTCAGATTGCCGATGTAGTCGGCAAAGAAAACATGGACTCGATGATCGCCATCTTGAAGCAAAACGGTTTGGAATGGGCGGTTATACAAGCTGGCGGGTCTGGAATGCCATTGGGTCACCCAGAGGTCAATCAAACGCTCAGAGAACTTGGAGACGGTCGATTCGAGACGCTTGCCAACGAGGTTGACGCAAGGTGCGGATGTCTGGAATGCTTTCGTAGGTGCTGTAAATGGTTTGAAAGCAGACGATTCAGATCCAGTCTTGGTGATGCAACGCTCTGCTACAGGGTCAATGCTGTAATGACCATTTCGCGCATCAGTTCAGCCACAAACAACGGCACGACGATTACACTTGGCACTCACGCCAAAGGTGATCTGTTGATGATCTTTGGTTATCGAGACGCTAGTGCAACTGCTCCGACGTTGCCTAGCGGCTGGTATAATCTCATGGCAACGCCAACATCAAGCCCAGCACTTGTTATTGGCTGGAAAATTGCAGCAAGCTCCAGCGAGAGCAGTGGAACGTGGACAAACGCAAACACGTTGCACTCAATTGTTTACAGGGCAGGAACTGGAAATATAGTCATCCCAACGATTATTAGCACGAGCATAGGAACTAGCACAACACCATCCTTTGGTAATCCAGCAATTACAGGCACATTCCCAACAAACATAGACGACTACTGGATTGTCGGCATGATGGGTATGCGGAACAGCAACAATAACTTGCAATCGGCAACGTGGACGGGGCTAAGCAATGTCACAAGTGCAACCGATGGATCGTCTTGGCAGGTTGTAGTCAATGATTCCAATGCAACCCGAACAACCGCTTGGACGTCTCAATCAGCAACGGTAACAACTTCGGCAACGTGGCGATCAGCGGTTGTTGGTCTTATAGAGTTTCCAACACAAGCAGCAAGCGGCGGCGGTGGCTTTCGAACGGTAAACATCAGGGGAGGTGCTGACCAATGAGAAGACTTCGAGGATCCACAAGTCAGCGTCGATTCATCTTCATCGCCGATACATCGAGCACGACTGGAGCGGGGCTAGCTAACCTAGTGCATAACTCAAGCGGTCTTGTCGCTTACTACATCGCAGGCGATTTAAGCAACGAGGTGCAGATAACCTTGGTTTCAGGGACGCTTGGAACCTACGTTAGCGGTGGATTTGTTGCGGTCGATAATGCAAACATGCCCGGTTGGTATGAGGTTGGCATCCCTGATGCTGCCTTGGATGGTGGCAATCAAGTTGCAATCCAATATCGCGGTGCAACGAACATGGCTCCGGTGAATATCTATATCGACCTTGATGCGGTTGATTATCAGACCGATGCCTTTGGAGCCTTGAAGCCAACGACAGCAGGGCGAACGCTTGACGTTACGGCAACGGGAGCGGCTGGAATCGACTTGGCAAATGTCGAAAACCAAGGATCTACGCTTAATCTGTCGGACACTTCGATTAAAACTGCAACCGATGTT